AATAATGGTCATGTATCAATCTAAAGCAGATAAAATTGAGCAAGAATTAAAAAACCAATTAAAAGATTTAGGTGTTACTGATATCTATATTGATTGGGCTAATAATAAAGTAAAAGTTATGACAGACAAAAATTATATTCCATTTGTTAGTGAAGTTGAAGAATTTAACGCTACAATGGGTAAACCAAATAATTATGAACCTATAATCCCAGATCGTAAAGAATGGATGTTTGTTTATGATTTTATTCTAGAAGAACTAGAAGAATATAAAGAAGCATGTGAGACAGGAAATATTGTAGAAGCATTAGATGCACTTTGTGATATTACTTATGTCTCGTTAGGTAATGGAGTTATGCTTCATGGTCTAAAAGATAAAATATTACCTGCTTACGCTGAAGTTCAGGCCTCAAATATGAGTAAAGCTTGTAAAACAGAAGAGGAAGCTAATTTTACTGTTCGTCTTAGAGAACAAGAACAAGGTGAACGTTGTCACTATGAGAAACAAGGTGATTATTATGTAGTATATCGCTCTCGAGATCGTAAAGTGATGAAATCAATTAACTATTTTAGACCTAATCTTAAACAATTCTTTGAGGAGAAATAATGTATCAATCAATATATTACGATCATCAAACCTATACTTATTATTTAAGAGACGATAAACAAGGCTGGCTGGACTTCCAACTCCAGCCAACTTTTTGGAAACGTGTTCCTAGGTGGCAAGAAGGTGCTAGACCAGTTTTAACTGGTGGTTGGGCTATTCCAACTAGAAAATATGATAGAAATGATCCTGACTTATTAGAAAAGGATATTGATAAATCATTATATGCTTTACGAGAGCTATACTATAAAGAAGATGATGTTGTACCTTCATGGCATAATGTAGTCTATATAGATATTGAGATTGAAATGGGAGGTGCACTTACACCTTACTATATTCAACAAGCACCTATGCCTTTAACATCTATTGCTTTGATAGATGTAACTACTAAACAAAAGATATGTCTTATTGTTGATCCATCAGGTCAAATTGAAGAAATAAACCAAGATGGTAAACATATTATACCTTGTAAAAATGAGCGTGAACTAATAGGTAAGTTTTTATCTAAATTTGAAGAATTAGACCCAACAATATTAGTTGGTTACAACTCAGATTATTTTGATATGCCTTATCTTTACCATCGCTTAGTGCAAGTTGTAGGTGAAGAACAAACATCACGTTTATCTCCAATTAGAAAAGTATCACAACGTGAATTTAATGGTGAATCTCAAATTACTATTGGAGGTGTTAATTGTCTAGACTATATGTTACTTCATAAGAAGTACATTATGAAAGAAGAACCATCATATAAATTGGGTGATATTGGAACTAAATATGTTGGCTTAGGTAAAATTGAATATGAAGGTAATTTGAATACATTGTTTAAAAATGATATTAATTCCTTCATTGACTATAACTTACGAGACGTTGAAATTATTGAAGCGTTAGAAGGTAAATTAAAGTTCATTGACTTAACAATTATGATTTCTCATATTTGTAACATTCCATATGAATCAATTTATTGGAATACAGTTATGAATGAAGGAGCTATTCTAAAGCATTTAAAACGTGAAGGTATAGTCTCACCTAATAAACCAACAACTCATAACCCAGCGTTAAAATCATTTAAAGATACTTACGCTGGTGGTTATCTATTAGAACCAATACCTGGTTTGTACTTTGATGTTATTGACTTAGACTTTACTTCACTATATCCTTCAATTATTAAGTCACTTAATTTAGGTATTGAAACATTAGTTGGTAGAATTAAAGTTGATCATAGACCAACTTATGAACAAAATCATAGTTTAGAAAAACTTAAAGAACGTGATCCTGAAGAAGTAATTATTGTTGAAAAATTAAATAAGAAAAATTATACTACATCAACAACTAAAATTACTATTAAACAATTAATAAGTATTGTTGAAGAAAGCAACTTAACAATATCAGCATCAGGCGCTTTATTTAAGACTGATGAACAAAGCATTTGTTCTAGAATTTTGCAAGGTTGGTTTGAAAAACGAGAACACTATAGAGGTCTAAAGAAAAAAGCAGGTAAAGAGGAAGATTGGGCTAACTATAAATTATATGATTTGTTCCAACATGCATTTAAGATCTTACAAAACGCTATGTATGGTACTTATGCTAAATCAGGATGGAGATATACAGACGGACATTTAATTTGTAGCGCTGCTATTACAAACACGGGTCAAAGATTAACTCAAGAATCAATTGTATTCACTAACAATAAATTAAATGCTGAGTTAAATACTAACAAACAGTTTATTTGTATTAGTGATACAGACTCTATGTATATTGAGTTAGGTGATTTATTAAAACATAGGTATCCTAATTTTAATACAGCTGATAAAGACAAATATATCCTAGAAATGGCAACTGAAATTCAAGATGAAGCAAATGCTAACTTGAATACAATGTGTAAAGAATTATTTAACATTGATCCTAAAAATCATTACTTCCAATTAAAACAAGAAGTAATCGCTACTGGTATATTGGTTACTGGTAAGAGAAGATATGCTATGTATGTTACTAATAAAGAAGGTGTTGCTGTTGATGAATTGGATATGAAAGGATTAGAGTTAATGAAATCCAATATGAATAAGTTATTTAAAAAGTTTGGTGAGAACTTTATTAAAGACATCTTATTTGGTAAGCCTAAATCTGAGTTAGATAGTTCAATTATTAATTTCTATAAGTCACTTAAGTCAATAGAACCTAGAGAATTAGGTAAACCTACTGGAGTAAAACAAATATCATCATACTTAATACCAGCTCGCGCAGGTGAAATGTTTAGTTCATTTAAACTTAAAGCACCATCAAATACTAAAGCAGCTGTTCGTTATAATGACTTATTAAAGTTTAAACGCTTAGATAAACAGTATGAATCAATTATTGAAGGTGATAAGATTTTTATTATTAACTTAAAAGAAAATCCTTATAAACTAGAAACAGTTGGTCTCCCGAATGCTAAAGTACCTGATGAAATTGAAAAGTTTGTTAAGACATATATTGACATAGATGAGATTTTTGAATCATTGTTGTTAAATAAATTAAAGGAACTTTATAAGGATCTTAAGTGGGATTTTCCACCTTTGAATTCAAATGTTACAAAATTCTTTGCCTTCTAAAAAATCTTTATTATATTAAATCATATGATATCAAAATTTGCATTACAATCAATTATTGAAAAGTACCATTTAAATGGTTTAGTAGAAAACGTTAAATGGGAAATAGACAAAAATAAACAATTAACTATTAATTTCATGTCTCCAACTAGAGAGATGATAGGTAAAGTTGTTTATAGTAATTTTCCATTACCTGAATCTGAAATAGGTATTAATAATACTTCACAATTAGACAAGTTATTATCTATCACTAGCGGTGATTTAGAACTTAATTATGCTAAAGAAGGTAAAATAATAACTAAACTATTAGTAGCAGATAATCAGTTTAATCTAAATTATGCTTTAGCTGATTTACTAACTGTACCTAAACCTGGAGCATATAATGGTCCTGAAGACTATGATATGGAAGTAGTACTTGATGATGAGGCGGTGACAGCACTTATTAAAGCTAAAAACGCTTTACCTAATATTGAAAATGTTGTTATTAAACCAAGTTTACTAGGCTTAGAGTTTACTTTTGGAGGTGATGTTGAATACGCTAATAAAGTTACTTATAACATTCAAAATCCAACAGTTAATGAAGAAAGTATATTTGAACTAATATATAGTTCAGATTTATTAAAAGCTATATTAGTTGCTAACAAAGACTCAGAATCAGGTAAATTACATATTAAATCTAATGGTTTAATGAAACTTACATTTGATCACAAAGAGTTACAAAGTATTTATTATATTGTCGCGAAAGAACAATAAGTTTGTATATTTATTACAAATAATTTGGTTATATTAAAAATTCTTGTTATATTAAAATAAAAGTTATGAGTGAAAATCAATTACCATCATCTATTACGATGATTAAAGATCCTGCTATTGAGCCATATTTCATTGGTAAGGATGCTAACAGTTACACAGTTTATGAAACTGTATACCCAGGAACAAATAATAAAGGTAGAGGTCGTAAGACTCGATCTAAAGAAGCAATTAAAACGCTCTCATTCCATTCTAGTATAGGAGCAGCTTTAAATTCAATTGCTAAATTAAAAGTTGAAAAACGTCCTATGTTTAATACTATTAAAGAGTATATTACAGCATGGGAGCAAGTAAGAGACGAAATTAATCAAATGGTAAATATATGAAACAGTTACAAGCAACATTTAACGCGGTTATAGTTAAGCCCCGTGAAGAAGAAGAAGGAATGTATGGTTCCATTATTGTGCCCGATATGGGCAAAGAAAAAGCGCTTATTGGTACTATTGTATCTGTAGGCCCAGGTCAACACTCATTCTCAGGTGAATTTATTCCTACAACATTAGAAGTAGGAATGGAAGTTATGTTACCAAGTATGGGACCTAATAAAATTGAATTAGAAGGTCAAGAGTATTGGGTATGCCCTGAAAATCAAGTTTTAGCAATCATTAAAACAATAGAAGAATAATATGAGTAAAATTATCGAATTCGGTCCTGAAGCAAGGAAAAAACTTGTAACTGGTATTGACAAACTAGCTAACGCAGTTACGTCTACATTAGGTCCAAATGGTCGTAATGTGGTTATAGCAAATCAAAATGGTTATCCACAATCAACAAAAGATGGTGTAACAGTAGCCAAAAACATTTCACTTGAAGATCCAATTGAAGAATTGGGTGTACAACTTGTAAAACAAGCAGCTATTAAGACTGCTGAAGGTGCAGGTGATGGTACTACTACTTCTACATTGTTGGCTCAAGAAATGGTTAAAGCCGGCTTAACCCACTTAAATAACGGGGTTAATGCAGTAACTATCAAGCGTGATATTGATACCGCAGTTAGAGAAGTAGTGTCAGAATTACGTAAAAATATCTCACAAGATATTAGCTCTGAAGACCAATTAAAACAAGTCGCTACTATTTCAGGCAATAATGATCCTGAAGTAGGAGAGTTAATTGCTACAGCAATGAATAAAGTAGGTCGTGAGGGAGTTGTTTACATTGAAGAATCTAAATCAGGTGAAACATATCTTGAAACAGTTGAAGGTATGCAATTTGATCGTGGTTATAAATCACATTATTTTGTAACAGACAACAACACAATGAGTTGTACACTTGAAAATGCTTATGTGTTAATTGCTGATAAACGTTTCTCATCTGTTAAAGAATTGTTACCAATTCTAGAAAATGTAGGTAGTCAAGGTAAATCATTACTTATCATCGCTGAAGATATTGATGGTGAAGCATTAGCAACACTTATTGTTAATAAAATGAGAGGTACACTTAAAGTAGCAGCTGTTAAAGCTCCTGACTTTGGTGATCGTAGAAAACTTATTTTAGATGACATTGCAATTTTAACAGGAGGTGAGGTATTTAGTACTGATAAGGGTATGAAATTAGATCGTTTTGATGCAAAATGGTTTGGTCAAGCCCGATTAGTTACAATTACAAAAGATGAAACAACGATTGTCGACGGAAGAGGAGAATCTGAACGAATACAAGCACGTATTGAAGAGTTACAGCTCCAAATCGAAAAAGCAAAAACACCTTTTGAACAAGAAAAACTACAAGAAAGACTCGCGAAATTTGTCGGAGGAGTAGCAATTGTTCATGTAGGTGGAAATACTGAAACTGAGGTCAAAGAAAAGAAAGACCGAGTTGATGATGCACTTCAAGCAACTAAAGCCGCAATTGAAGAAGGTATTGTTCCTGGAGGTGGTGCTGCTTTATTATATGCTCGTGAAGCAATCAAGAATCGCAAATCAGTAGGTGGCCAAATTGTTTACACAGCATGTGGTGCACCATTTATGAAAATTCTTACTAACGCTGGTTCTACAGAACAAGAGGCTTATTATTTAATTAATAAGTTAGGTGGTAATGATAACTGGAAAGGATATAATTTAGTAACTGAAAAATTCGTTAACATGAAGGATGCAGGTATTATTGATCCAACTAAAGTTACTCGTACCGCAATTGAGAACGCGGCATCAGTAGCTGGAACAATTCTATTAACAGAATGTACTGTCGTAGATAAGCCTGAAGAGAAAAAACAGGATGATATGATGGGTGGAATGGGAGGAATGTTCTAATGGCTACTGAAGTCAAAGAAGAATTAGTATTAATCGCTAAGCGACGCCCACCTGGAGACAGTTGGGTGTTGCTAAGCGATCCTAATACAGTGTATCCTTCATTAACTGAAGCATTAGAAGGTTACTTCCAAGAAACTCAACAACCATGTGATTTCAGATTATCACCTATAAAAGGTGAATTGTATGCTATAGCGACAACCATAGCAGAGATAAAACCAATTCCTCCAAAGAAGTTTAACATGTATGGTGATTATTGATATTTATGATAAAATATTATTATGAAAATATCTGAGTTAAAACAAATTATCAAGGAAGAAATCATTAAAGTATTAGCTGAAAATGAAAGTAAGCCAACCCATAGATCTAATGTAGACTGGTATTATATTGAAAAATATAGTGACTACCCTGGACCTAAAGGTAGAACAGTTCCTAATGCTAGAGAGTATGATGATCCTACTGGGTATGATGGAACTGAACTATATGTACCTGAAGGGACTACAGGATATATCAAAAATGGTGAATTTATAGTAGCCTCAGGAAAAAGAGAAGGTAATAGTGTTGAATACAAAGCTGAGTACTTTGATAAAATCTAAATAGTCTTTAAAAACATATTATATTAAAATTTGGCCTTAGGGCCATTTTTTATTATATTTGGTTATATGAAAGAAAATAGTTTATTTGTAGAAAAATATCGTTCTAAAACATTAGACGAGTATGTTGGTAATGAACAGTTAAAACAAATTGTTCATCAATATATCAACAATAATGATTTACAGAATTTACTATTGTATGGAACACCTGGTACAGGTAAAACAACATTAGCTAAATTAATTGTAAATAATTTCAATTGCGATTACCTCTATATTAACGCTTCAGATGAAAGAGGTATTGATACTATTAGAGATAAAGTTCAAGGTTTTGCTTCAAGCGCTTCATTTAAGCCTATTAAAATTATCATTTTAGATGAAGCAGATTTTTTAACTATTCAAGCACAAGCATCACTTAGGAATATTATTGAAACATATTCTCGTACTACACGTTTTATCCTAACATGTAATTACCTTGAACGAATAATTGATCCACTTCAATCTCGTTGTCAAGTATTGAAGATTACACCTCCATCTAAAAAAGAAGTAGCACAACATGTATCTGCTATTTTAGATCAAGAAAATGTTAATTATGAATTAGAGGACCTAGCATTAGTAGTTAATAAACATTATCCTGATATTAGAAAAATATTAAACACTTGTCAAGTAAATAATGTTGAAGGTACTCTTAAAATAGATAAAACAGTACTAGCATCAAACAGTTACAAAGATGGAGTATTAAAGGAACTTAAATCACCATCTAAATCTAGTTTTAAAAATATTAGACAAATACTTGCTGATAGTAATTTGGATGATTTTGAAGAGATTTATAGATTTCTATATGATAATTTAGATGAGTATGGTAATAATGATCTAGCAAAAGCAATGATTATTATTGAAATAGAAAGTTATATGTACCATGCTAACTTTAGAATTGATAAAGAAATTAATACAATGGCATTAATATGCGCGATATTAAAAATCATCCAGTAATTCACTTCACAACATACTTGTTATTATGGATATCAAGTAACTTATCAGTACCATTTTGGATGATAGGACATGTTCATTTAACAATGAATGTATATGAAGATATAATTGAAATATTATCATCATTTGGGATGAATATTTTAGTAGCTATTGGATTTTATATAGATTGGAAAAATTATAAAAAACAAATAAAATGAGCAATCAACAACAAAATCTCAACATTAAAGTTGATCCAAGTCAAACAACACCTATTGTTTCTCCTGAAGGAAAACAAGTATTCACTGAGGGTGTTTTGTTACGTAAGGTGTCTAAATTTTTAGCTGGTACAGCAGAGGACGCAATTATGCCTGTTCCTTGCTTTTATGATCCTACTTCAGGTAAGATCTTAATTGAAATGTTACCAACTGAATTTAGAGAAGAATATCAGAAGTACAATGACTCTCTTTGATTGGCTTAACCAGATCACTTATGAGAAAAAATCTTGGAATTCATTTACTGAGGAAGAGAAAGAATCATTTAATTGTTATATGGTTCATCGATTCCTCAGTATGAATCCTGAGTACATTGAGTTTGTAAATTTAGTTCAGACTTTCCCATATACTGATAAGGAGAAAACATATAATATATATTTATATATGATACCTAAAAACAAAATGTTCCTTAAATATATTAAGTCCTCTAAATCAAAACCTAAAGAAGCTCTATTAAAACATATTGCTTCTTATTATGAATGTTCGCTTGGCGAAGCAGAAGAGTATACTTATATTTTAAGAGAAACAGGTGTTAAATCTATTCTCACTAAATTAGGTGTTGAAGAAAAAGAACAAAAAAAGTTATTAAAAAATGGATAGTATAGTTTTGTCAATAATCAAACAGTTCGAAGATCGAAGTGTTAAAGGAAAAGAAAAATATGGTACTGATTTAGATAGAACTGATCTATCTTTATTAGATTGGATTGAACATGCTAAACAAGAGCATATGGATGCTATCTTGTATTTAGAAAAATTAAAACAGCAGTTCATTCAAGAAACCACAAAGTGAGTAAAAAAACACCATTCGTAGTAAGGGCTATTAAAAATCATATCCCACAAGATATTAACTATTCTTTCCAGAAAACAATATCTTATAGTCAATTTTCTACTTATAATGACTGTCCTTTAAAATGGAAGTTACAATATAAGGATGGTCTTCAAGAGTATACACCTACAATTCATACTGTATTTGGAACAGCAATGCATGAAGTAATTCAACATTATTTAACTATAATGTATGAAGAAAGTGGAGCAGCTGCTGATAGGATAGATATAGAGCAAGAATTTGAAAATAAATTTAGAGAAGTATACCTAGAAGAATATAAACGAAATAAAAATATTCATTTTAGTTCATCTCCAGAAATGAGAGAGTTTTATGATGATGGATTAGCTATTTTAAATTTTCTAAAAAGAAAACGAGGCCAATACTTCAGTATTAAAGGATGGCATTTAGTAGGTTGTGAAATACCTATTGTGATTAATCCAAATGAGAGATTTAAAAATTTGTTATATAAAGGTTATCTTGACTTAGTTTTATATAATGAAAACACAGATAAACACAAAATCATTGATTTTAAAACATCTACTCGGGGTTGGAATAATGATGCTAAAAAAGATGAAGGTAAGCAGTTTCAACTAATGTTTTACAAAAATTATTATAGTAAACAATTTAAAGTACCTGAAGAAAACATTGATATTGAGTTTGTTATTCTAAAGAGAAAAATATGGGAAGAAAGTGATTTTCCACAAAGTCGAATTCAAGAATTTGCTCCTCCAAGTGGTAAAATTAAAATGAAAAAAGCAATTACTACTTTAGATAATTTTCTTGAACAATGTTTTAATACTGATGGAACATTTAAAGATACTGACCATCAACCAGTAGTAAATAAGAACTGCCAGTATTGTCCATTCTATAATAGAAAGGATTTATGCTCAGTGTAACTATTCTTACTTTTATATATATTTATATACAAATAAAAGCTATGAATAAAAAAGATATGACACTAACAAGTGTTAAAGTGCAAAGCGAGTTATTTGAAGATTTTAAAATGAGTTGTGTTAAACATAAGTTTTCTTTACAAAAACTTGTAGATCGTACAATCCATTTATATCTTACAGATGATGAGTTTAGAAAGTCAATTCACAATCACAATAATTTAGAAAGAAAATAAGTTTTATGAATTCAAGTTTTGCTTACCTTCCTCAAAATGAGAGGAAGAAAATTTTGCTAATCTGCGATGATATTAGAGTTCATTCAGGTGTAGCTACAGTTGCGCGAGAAATGGTATTAAATACAGCTCAACATTTTAATTGGGTTAATGTTGGTGGAGCTATTAACCACCCAGAAGCAGGTAAACGCTTAGATTTAAGTGTAGACACCAATGATAATACTGGGTTAACTGACAGCTCAGTTATATTATACCCAACTAATGGATATGGTGATACTAATTTGATTAGACAAATAATATCAATAGAAAAACCAGATGCTATTTTCTTAATTACTGATCCAAGATATTTCATTTGGTTATTCCAAATTGAAAATGAGATTAGAAAAAAGATGCCTATTATATATCTAAACATTTGGGATGATTACCCAGCACCAATGTATAATAGACCTTATTATGAATCATGTGATGCTTTATTAGCTATTTCAAAACAAACTAAAAATATTAATGAATTAGTATTAGGTGATAAAGCTAAAAATAAAATCATTGAATATGTTCCTCATGGATTAAATGAGAATACTTTTAAACCACTTGATGAGAATGATAAAGAGTTAGTTGAGTTTAAGAAAAATTTATTTAAAGGAAAAGAATATGATTTTGTTATGTTCTTTAACTCAAGAAACATTCGTCGTAAACAAATTCCAGATGCAATGTTAGCTTATCGTTTGTTTATTGACTCATTAAATGATGAGCAAGCTAAAAAATGTGCTTTTGTATTACATACTCAAGTAGTAGATGATAATGGTACTGACTTAGAAGCGGTTAGAGAAATGTTATTTGGTAGTGATTCTAGATATAATATTATATTCTCAACCCAACCTATAGATCCAATCAAAATGAATCTATTATATAATTGTTCTGATGTTCAAATATTACTAACCAACAATGAAGGTTGGGGATTAAGTTTAACTGAGGCAATTTTAGTTGGTAATCCAATTATTGCAAATGTTACTGGTGGAATGCAAGATCAAATGCGTTTTAGTAAAAAAGGTAAATGGATTAACTTTAGCGCTGATTTTCCTTCTAACCATAATGGTACAATTAAAGAACATGGTGAATGGGCCTTCCCAGTATATCCAACTAATAGATCAATTCAAGGCTCTCCATTAACACCTTACATTTGGGATGATAGATGTAATGCTGAAGATGCTGCTGAACAAATAATGAATGTTTATAAGTTGTCTAAAGAAGAAAGAAAAGCACGTGGTTTAAAAGGACGTGAGTGGGCGTTAAGTGAAGAAGCTGGTTTTACAAGTGAAAGAATGGGTAAAAAAATTATCACAACTTTAGATAAGTTATTTAAAACTTGGAAACCAAGAGAAAAATATGAATTTATAAATACAAATGAAGTTAAAGACAAAGTAGTACCTCACAAATTAGTATATTAAAAAGTTATGAGTAAACCGTTATTTTTTATTTCCTGCCCTATTGATACTTATAGTGGTTATGGAGCACGCTCTCGAGATTTAGTTAGAGCAATTATTCAATTAGATAAATATGATGTTAAGATCTTACCACAAATGTGGGGTAACACACCTTGGGGATTTATTAATGATAATCCTGAATGGGAGTTTTTAAATAAACATATTCATAATCAACCCCAATTACCTAAACAACCTGAAATTTGGATGCAGATTACTATCCCAAGTGAATTTCAGCCAATTGGGAAATATAATATTGGAGTAACAGCAGGTATTGAAACTACAATATCACCTGGGGATTGGATTGAAGGATGTAATAGAATGAATTTAGTGTTAACTTCTTCTGAGCATTCTAAAAATACATTTATTAAGACAATAATGCAAAAGGTAGATCAACGTACTAATCAAACTGTAGGTGAGTTAAAAATTGAAAAACCAATTGAAGTATTATTTGAAGGAGCTGATATAGAAATCTATAAGCCACTTGATAAAGTATCTTTATTCCCTGAATTAGATGAAATTAAAGAAAAATTTGCATTTTTATTTGTTGGTCATTGGATTAATGGAGATTTAGGTGAAGATAGAAAAAATGTTGGTTTATTAATTAAAATGTTTTTTGAAGTGTTCAAGAACAAAAAAGACAAACCAGCACTTATCTTAAAAACATCTCAAATGGGTTCATCATATATCGATCGAGATGAAATTTTAAAGAAAATTAAATTGATTAAAAAATCAATTAATAGTAAAGATTTACCAAATGTTTATTTAATTCATGGTGAATTTACAGATGTTGAGATGAATGAGTTATATAACCATTCTAAAATAAAAGCTATGGTTAATTTAACTAAAGGTGAAGGATATGGTAGACCATTACTTGAATTTAGTTTAACTAAAAAACCAATTATAACAACAGGTTGGAGTGGTCATACAGATTTTTTAAATCCAGAATATACAACCTTATTACCAGGTCAATTAACAAATGTACATCCTAGTGCGGCTAATAATTGGTTATTAAAAGAATCACAATGGCTTTCAGTTGATTTAGGACACGCTGCTACTACTATTAAAGATGTATTTGAAGATTATAAAAAATATATTGATGGTGCTAAACGTCAAGCACATAAGAGTAAAACTGAATTTAGTTGGGATAAAATGAAGGATAAAGTAGATGAATTATTTACTAAATATATTCCTGAGTTTCCAAAACAAATAGAGTTAAAATTACCTACATTAAAGAAAATTGAATTACCTAAATTACAAAAAGTAGAAAATAATGGATAAAATTATAAATTGCCCTAAATCAGGAGGTGACTTGTGTTATGAAACACAAGTTACACCTGAGATAACCAACTGGATGTCTTTATCATGTGGATATTGGACTAACAGTTTAATGACAGAAGGAAGTGAGTTCTATACTCAACAGATGGAAATGTTACCTGAATTATATAAAGCATTAGCTTGGGAAGATAAGAGTACAGGTTTAACATGGTTACCACAAACTATCAATGAACCTAAACAAGGTATGATATTTGCTAATGGGAATGAAGCTTCAAATTGGAAATGGGCGGCTGTTAAAGCAGTCCCAGTAACTGAAGAAGAAAAACATAAATACCCAATCCCAAAACAACCAGGTAAGTTTTATGAATATAGAATGGATATGACTACTCTTCAACATTTTGATGAAAGAGATTTTATAGATGCTTTAAGTTATATTGGCTTACTACCAGAATAATATTATATTAATGGTTATATGAGAATTAGTTATGCAATTACAGTATGTAATGAATTAGAAGAAATAAGTCGTTTACTTAACTTTCTCCACCAACATAAACGATCTGAAGATGAGATTTGTGTATTACTAGATAAACCAAAAGCATCTCAACAATTATTAGATGAACTTTATTATTGGTCATCTAAAGATATAATCATATTAAAAGAAAGCGCGTTCCAAGGACACTTTGCTGATTGGAAAAATGAACTAACAGCAATGTGTTCTGGTAATTATATTTTTCAAATTGATGCTGATGAAATACCTAATGATAATCTAATTGAGTCACTTCCATCTATATTAAAAAATAACGCGGATGTTATTTTAACACCTAGAATTAACATTGTAGAAGGTATCACACCTCAACATATTCAAATGTGGGGATGGAAACAAAATGATAAAGGATGGGTGCAATTTCCTGATTATCAATGGAGAATATTTCGAAATACACCTGACATTAAATGGATAAATAAACTCCATGAAGTATTAGATGGATATAAAACATACGCTTACTTACCAGAGTTTGAAGAGTATTCTTTGTATCATTATAAACATATATCAAAACAAGAATCACAAAATAATTTTTATAGCAGGTTATGAAAAAAGCATTAATTACAGGTATTAATGGTCAAGATGGATCATATTTAGCTGAGTTTTTAATTAATAAAGGATATGAAGTGTGGGGGATATTAAAACGCAATTCTGTAGCTGAAAACCAAACAGCTAGATTAAATGAAATTTATCCTGCTTTAAAATTAGAATACGCTGACTTAACTGACTTAGCATCTTTAATTAGAGTAATATCTAAAACACAACCAGATGAGCTTTATAATTTAGCTGCTCAGTCTCATGTTAGAATTAGTTTTGATCAACCGTTATACACAGCTAACGCTACAGCTATAGGAGCTTTAAATATATTAGAAGCTGTTAGAATGGTCTCACCTAATACTAAAGTGTATCAAGCTAGTAGCTCAGAAATGTTTGGAAACAGTATTGATAATGATGGATACCAAAGAGAAACAACACCAATGAGCCCAGTTTCACCTTATGGATGTTCTAAAGTATTCGCTTATAATATAAGTAGAAATTATAGACATTCATATAATATGTTTATTTCTAATGGTATTTTATTTAATCATGAATCACCTAGACGAGGAACTAATTTTGTTACAAATAAAGTTTGTAAAGAAGCAGTTAAAATTAAATTGGGATTATCTAATGAATTAAAATTAGGTAATTTAGATGCTACTAGAGATTGGGGACACGCTAAAGATTATGTTAAAGCAATGTGGGAAATACTACAACTAGACAAACCAGATGATTTTGTTTGTGCTACAGGAGTATCACACTCTGTTAGAGAACTTGTTAATTATGTATTTACAAGATTAGGATTACATTGGTCAGAATATGTTAAACAAGATGAGAAATTTTTACGACCTGAAGAATTACATAATTTAAAAGGTGATTCATCTAAATTAGTTAAAACCACAGGTTGGACACATGATTACACTTTTGAGTCTATGTTAGACGAAATGATAGAATATTGGTTAAATTACTATAAAAAATGATAACACATAAAAGTATAGGATATAGTGGTAGATTAGGTAATCAAATGTTTCAATATGCTACTTTAAAAGCTGTTTCATTAGAAACAGGATATGAGTATAAACTACCTAATAATCTAAAAATTAAATCTGATGGGTTGTTTGATTTAACAAATCAAAAATGGATTGAATATAAATTAGAATTACTTGATTGTTTTGATCTAAAATGTGAGCTAATTAATATCTTACCTGAAACAGAGTATATAGAAAAATCATTTAAATTTGATTCTGAAATATTTAATATATCTGATAATACTTCTATAAATGGTTACTATCAATCATATAAGTATTTTGAAAAATATAAAAATGAAATAGTAAAAGACTTTTCTTTTAAATCTGAAATACTTACCAAATGTTTAAATATATTAAATGGAATTCCCAACCCAGTGTCTATCCATATTCGTAGAGGTGACTATGTTAATCATCCTGGGTATTGGGTTATTACACCGGAATATATTCAAGAGGCATTAAATCATTTTACAGATAACAATTACACATTCTTAGTTTTCTCAGATGATATTGAGTGGTGTAAACAAATTTTTCCAGATGGAGTAAATTTTATTGAAGGAAATAATCAATTTGAAGATTTATGTTTAATGTCTTTATGTGACCATAATATAATTTCAAATAGTACTTTCAGTTGGTGGGGGGCTTATTTAAATAAAAATCCTCAAAAGAAAATAATTGCTCCCTCAAATTGGTTTATACCACATATCTCATTAACAGATTTATACCCTAATGATTGGATCACAATATGAAAGTTTTTAGTAATTTTATAGATGCTAATGTATATCAAGCTAATTTAGAATTAGATTTAGATATCATAAATAAACCTATTTCACTATTTAATGATTATATTCCTACTTTAGAAGAATTAAATGTAAATCCTTATAATTTTTTAATTATAAATGAACCTAATGAGCTATTTGGATTACATGATTGGGCTATTAATAACTCTTATAATTTTAACTGTATATTAACATGGAGTGAAAAAATACTAAACTCATGTAATAACTCAATTTTAATGCCATTTGGAATGTCTTTTTTACATGAAAATAATAGATATGAAATATTGTCTAAATTACCTAAAAAATTAGAAATTTCATATATATGTGGAGCTAAAAAATTAACTCAAGGTCATCATTTAAGACATCAAATCTATAATTTAAAAGACAAAATTAAAACCCCTACAAAATGGTTCTATACAACAGATGAGCCTAAAGAAATATGTTTTCATAATAGTATGTTTCACCTAGCTATAGAAAATACCCAGAACCAAAATTACTTTACTGAAAAAATTGTAGACGCATTTTTATCAAAGACTGTACCTATATATTGGGGGTGTCCAAATATTAATGAGTTTTTTGACATTAGAGGAATGTATACTTTTTCTAATCAAGAAGAATTAGAGTATTTATTAAACTCTTTAACTGAAGAGAATTATAATTCTAAATTAGAGTATATAGAAGCTAATTATCAATTAGCAGTATATTGGAAAGATTATTACATTAGATTAATAACTATATTAAAAGAAATAATTAAATTAAATAATATATAAAATAAAAAAATGAACAAGTACACTGATGAATATTTACAAGATCATGAATTAGGATTTTGGTTAGGAGGATATCAAGCTCCATTACTCCATGCTAATTATTACCAACAATTTTTTAATTTTGAGGAGTTAAATAATAAGAAAGTAGTTGAGGTAGGATGTGGAGGTAGTCCTGTAACAGAATATAACAGTATATCTCCTAAACTAACATTAGTTGATCCTCTTCTTAATAAATTATTAGAGTATGATAAATTTAAACATTTATCTAAATATGAAATATTTTCTATTAGTTTATTAGACTTCCAAAAAAAGGGATTTGACTATGCTGTTTGCTTAAACTGTATAGACCATTTTAATGACCCAGAATGTTTGTTTGTAGATAAGTTTTGGGACTCATTAAACAAAGGAGGAGAATTATGGTTATACTATGATGTTAGATCTAAAGATGAAAATGATCATTTAGCTTTAGACCATGATAAGATAATAGAAAAAATTCAAAATAAATTTGATATTAAAAAAATAGATTTCACTACAAATCCAACTCACGCTGGATGGGGTTCATTGTATAAATCTGTAAGATTAATAGCTAGTAAAAAATAAAA